TGTTGGGCAGTGGTGCGAAGAGTTTAATTCATCTTCTCTTGGTGTTCAAAAGATTTCACTTCCTTCAACCATATCTTTACCCGAATCTTTTGCAATTGAGGCAGATGCCTATGGTCTTCAAGATAACAAAGGGTATTATATGGTTAGAGATAATAGCCTTATGGCAAAGAATACAGGAATTCCACTTGTATACGGCGCATCAAATTTAACAAAACTTTTACCAAACGATGGGCTACCATCTTTGATAATTCCAGGTCTTGGGTTTTTATCTGAGGTTGGTAAGTATAAAGAATATACTTTAGAAGCGTGGATTAGAATTAATTCAGACTCAGTTACAAAAAAAAGAATCCTTGGTCCAATTGCATCTACAGATGGCTTATACGTTGAAGGCCCTTTTATGATCTTAAAGGTTGGAAATAATTCTGGTGCTTATTATGTTGGCGAGTGGACAAGGCCAATGCTTGTTCATATAAGGATTTCAGAAAATAACGCATCACTTCTTATAAACGGAGAAGAAGTAATTGCTTTAAACTACTTTACTTCAGATTTAACACTCCCTGCAAGCATAGCAAACGATAAAGAACAAGACTGGATAGGATTTTACGCATACGAAGACGTGTCTCCAATAGAGATTGATTGTGTTGCTATCTACACATATGCTGTCCCAATTACCCTTGCTAAAAAAAGATTTGTGTATGGGCAGGGTGTAGAATTTCCAGAGGGCATCAACCAAGCATATAGTGGATCATCAGTTTATATAGACTATCCTTTTGCAGATTATACCAATAACTACTCATACCCAAATATAGGAAAGTGGGATCAGGCAATTGTTGACAATCTAAGTGTTGAAAATAATCTTTTATGCACCCCAGACTATAAACTTCCAGAAATAGTTTTAGGATCTTCAAACCTTGAGCAGTTATACTCTGACCTTGGAGAAATTCAGGATGAACCAAATAAGTTTTTTTCTTTTGATTCCGTAACAAGCGGATATATGTACTTTGATAATTTAAATTTTTTAAATGAAAGAGTTAGATCTTTTTATGGTTCTTTTAAGTTTTTAGAAGAGCCAACTCAGGCACAAACTTTGTTTAGGGTAGAATCAGAAAACTCTTCAGATTACTTTGAAATATCTACACAAAACAAAGATATAGTGTATAAATTAAACTATAGAGATACCGAAGAAATTCTTGCAACATTCTCTTGGTCTGGAGAAAATCCATTTATTGGAATAGCATTAGAAGAAATTTTCCCCGTTGGTATAGATATCGATAAAGTATCAAAATATTTTGGAGGCAACGTTGCATCTTTCTTCGGTAATATAAATACCTTAAAATTTTACATAGGTGGAAGGCCAGACCTAACACAAACCTTTACTGGGAAAATATACAAGGTCGGATTTTGCACTGCAAGAAATAACAAAAAGATTGAGCACTTATTTAATGAGCGAGGGATTCCAGTAAATGATGAGAATGTTTTTCAATTATATTCAGAAACTGTAGACGTAGCCTATAACTCTACCGATGATTACTTTGGTACTAACAGTGCAGAGTGGGATCAGGTAATTGATTCAGGTGGAGTCAACATATATACTCTAGATATATTCCAGGACCATACTGCAAGTTATACCCTTTCTCCAACATCTTATTTTGATAATTATACTTTAGACATTGACATACAAGGATACTGGGAAGATTACATTCCTTTAACATACTTTTCTCAATTTGTTAAAGATGAAAAAAATAGTTCATATTATGACCTTGATTTAATTCAGTTTAATATAAACTATCCAGCACCTTCAATATTTGTAGAAGAAGAACAAACTGGCAGTTGGACCTATAAGGAACTAGCAGGCGAGTATGGTGTTCCAATTCAAAAAACTTATGAGTATCTAGATAATCAATTGTTTACTGGATATTTAGATTATGATGATTTAAAAAATAGAGCATACAAAAATTATAAGTATGATACTTCAAACTCTTTAGTTAAGTCTTATGTTACATTTCAGTATATTCAGAATGGTGCAAACCTTTCAGAATCAAACTTTATTAATATAGAAAAACCGTCTAACGATTCTGTTGTTATTCCAGGAGATAACTGGATGAGTACAAAATATGAGGTTGTAAACAACATGATCGTTTATCCTCCAAAAGATGTTAGAATTTTAGATCTTGCACTTGTGACACATTTAGATTTTAATGTAAAAGGAATTATAAATAATAGGGTTAAAGTCAGAAACTTGGAGTATGCGTCTCAAGCATTTAACTCAACATCTCCAAATCCAGTTGGAACAAGATTTGGAAATGATATATACCCTTATAAAAAGTCTGGATTTTATTATGATTATAAAGAGAGAAATCCTTTTTCAATTTATAAGGGCAGTTCTCCATATCTGTATCTAACAAGGTATACTGGAATAGAATTAAAAGGCGCATACGATCCAGGAGTTAATCGTGGTTTGTCTATTTCAATTAACAAAGAAATGTCAAGCAATTATAAGATTATGGCTATGCAGATGGCAGTAAGATATGATCAAGATGCATTCCCATACGCTCCGACAGAAATATTTGAGATTGAGTCAAAAAATAATCATATAAAATTTTATATGGTAGCAATTCACCCAGGTGGTGAAAGAGCAAAGATTTATGCTATAAATGCAAAAACTGGAAAGCAAGAAGATGGCATAGGGTTTTATTGGAATGGAAAACTTGTAAAGGAACCAGTTATAACTATTAAAGAGTGGGGATTCTTAGGTATATCATTCCCAACCCTATTAGACTTTACCTCAAGAGTTGGATCAATCAACCTGAATGGCCCGATAACATTTAACACAATATCTTATTACCAGTCAACAAACCTACAAGAGGTTCAAAGGGTTGATTTCCGCCCGTGGTTTGGAGTTAAGTACTCTCTTCCCCTTACCCTTGAGTGGGATGACTGGAAGACATCTTCCTTTTTGTGGAATGGTGTTTTAATCTTATCTTCAACAAGTTATTATGGAGTAGACCCCTCAACAATATACAAGAGTTATACGGGAACCAACAAGATTATTGTTGATACTGACAAGGTGTTTACGGTTAATGGATACGAATATTCCGTATATAAAGGCATTACTTCGAAACAAATAACGGCTAGTGCTGTCTAATGTGGTATACTTATTGATATGAATCCTCAAGATCCACGTAAAAAAAAGAAGGCTTTGCCCAAAATGAAGGGCCAAGTGGGAGAGTCCCGTGCAAGAATTATTGAAAAGCACTATGACTGGGGCCTCTATGTTTATAAAAAGGCTAATGGTAAATGGTTTACAGATGGCACTGGCTCTGTTTTAAATATTGAGTCTATGAAAGGTGACATTATGCAGATATCAAAACTTAAAGATGCTGCAAAATATTACGGGGATGAGGGAGATGGAGAATGCATCTTCGTACCAGGCCTAACAAGAATTTCAGAAGAAGAATATTCTGAGCAAAAGCAAAGACTTGCAGAAGGCCTAATCCCCTCTATGAACGATCTTGGTGCAGTCCAGGCAGCAAAAGATACAATTGCTAAGTATGGAAGTGATGACTAATGAGTGAAGATAGAGAACTTTTTATTAGAGCAAAGACAGATAGCCCACTTCCAGAAGATGATACGTTTACAAAGCAAGATCCATTTAATCAATCTTGGGATGTAGTCAAAGATCTTCAAGGACTTGACGCAAACTTTAAAAGAAGAACCTCTCGCTTAATTAAGGGAGAAGCAACACAAGGATACATTGATAGTTCACGAGCAGAAAGTACAGGTCGTGATGGAGCAAAGTCTAAAGAAATTAACTCAGGAACTGTTTTTAGAAATGCATACGGACTATTTGATGTAATTACTCCTCCTTGGAACCTTTACGAACTTGCAAGTTTTTATGATACATCATTTGCAAACCATGCTGCTATTGATGCAAAGGTTGAAAACATTGTAGGTCTTGGATATGAGTTTAAGATTTCTCAAAGAACAATGCTTAAGTTAGAGGCATCAGAGCCAAAAACAGCAGAAAATGCACGTAGAAGAATTGAAAGAGCCAAGATTGAATTAACAGACTGGCTTGAGTCATTGAATACAGAAGACTCTTTTACTACAACAATGGAAAAGGTATTTACTGACCTGCAAGCAACTGGAAACGGTTATCTTGAAGTAGGTAGAACTGTTCGTGGTGATATTGGATATGTTGGGCATATCCCTTCTACAACAATGCGTGTTCGTCGTCTGCGTGATGGCTTTGTTCAAGTAATTGCAAATAAGGTAGTTTACTTCCGTAACTTTGGGGCAACCAACCCTAATCCACTTGGAACAGATGCTCGCCCAAATGAGATTATTCACTTTAAGGAATACTCACCACTCAATACTTTTTATGGAGTGCCAGATATTATGTCTGCAATTG